TTATAAGCAACATATCTGCTGTTGGAACAATCCCGCAGTTTCTTGCAAACTCTACTGTAGTAGACCTTTATTATCAAAGTACAGGGTCTAATGCTCAGTACACAAATGGAAATTTTAACAACAACAGCTCAGTGTTGATTTCTGGCACATACAGGGTTTAAGGTAAAAATTATGTCTCTAACCAAAGTTTCCTTTTCCATGATCAATGGGGCGCAAGTCAACGCCATTGATTATGGTGCGCGTGGCGATGGATCGGGCGCACTTGTTGGAAGCGCTGCTACAGGTGCAGCTTGGAACGTATGGCCTACTTGGATCAATGGCGCAAACTATGGCACAAAGCCTGGCCATGATTATGGCAATGCTGCATATCTTGCCGCAAACCCACCGTTTACAACTACCGATACTTGGGATTTTGTTGGCATCCAGTTGGCATTGTGGGCGGTTCAAACGGCTGGTGGTGGTACTGTTAATTTAACAGGCACTGACTATGTGGTCAGCCGCCCAATTCGCTTTGTAATGCCAGCGACTGGTATTGGCGTTGATCTTGTTGGATCACACCCTGAAAACTGCGTTATCAGGCCACTTACAACTTTGGCCCCGATCAACAGTATTGGCACAAACATTGGCTCTGGTGTTTTATATTTTTACCGCATCGGGCTTTCTGGTTGCAACGTAAGAAATCTTGGACTTACAACATTTCCAAAGAATGGTGGCATTCCAACTGTGCAGACTAATTCTGCAACAGTCACCGCAAACTGGCTTTCAAATGGCACATATCATGCTTGTGTTCTTTTAACCAATTCTGACACGGTTAATTTTGACAATATATTTATGTCTGGCTATGGCGAAGCTGGTATTGCCGCTATTGACGTAACGGCATTTGGCGCTTATGGAGTAATTACTGAGTACCAAAGTTGCGCTATTTTGGCAATTGGAAATTCTACAGTTTTTGCAACAGATTGCGTGTTGTTTAGTTCATCTGGAACAGGTCTGAATTCTTGGGCAACATCTGCAATTTGCTTGAGTAGTAGCAAAGCCTTTGTAAGCGGTGGTCAGATTACGTTTATGCGTAATTGGGCTGTGCATTCGATTGGTACAGGCAACGAGTTCACCTTAGATGACATCGTAATCTACACAGAAAACTTTGGCTTGTTGTTTTCATGCTTAGGACTTGTACGTTGGCGTGTTGCAAACTGCTTTATGACCTATGGTGTTCCTAACACAACCCCAATCATATTGCTAGACAATCAAAGCACTGGATCAGGCGACACACTTAACCCAAACAGCACTGGCTTGTTTATTGGAAACAATGTTGCTAACACTGGTGGTCTGTCTACGCAAGACATTATGCGCGTGAACGGCACATTTATGCAGATCACGAACAACAACTTTAACGCGCAAGCTAATGGCGCATCGACTTCAAGTTTAGTGATCAACAGTTTGATCAATGGAAGTTACTCTGGCCCTGGCACTGTTAAATGTATTTTTTCAGAGAACATTCTTAAATTCTTTGATATGTCAAGCGTGTCTGTGTTTGGCACAAAGCAAAACAACATTGACATTGTGGGAAATTCAACACTTGTCGGCACTGCATCGCCTGGTGGAATTACCGTTAATGCTGGAACAACATCCAATTTTAGCGTGACGGTTGCTGGTGTTGTACTTGGAGATATTGTGACTGGCGTTTCGTTTGCGCTTAATCAGCTAACGGGGCTGTCAGTGACTGCAAACGTTACTGCCGCAAATACTGTTGTAGTTCAGCTTGCAAATGTGACCGCAGGTAACATCACACTTAGTAACGATGTTTGGACTGTGATTGTTCAACGCAAGAATTGTTTGTAATAAGAGGAAAACAAAATGGCTTTGAAAAAAAGTGTCGAATCTATTTACGGCTTTGTCATTGATGAAGCCTACCACCGTGTTGAGAGCGTGGCGTTGCAAGGTAAAGACAAAATTTACTTTTGCTTGAAAAGTTACGCAAAAGTTGAAAACCCGTCTTTTGGCGAAAAATCTTATTCATGCGATTATGATTTGACTGGCGAAAATCCAATTAAACAAGCCTACGCACATTTAAAAAATCTGCCAGAATTTGCTGGCGCAACTGACTGCTAAAAGGAAACATCATGACCCTCGAAAAACAAATCACTGTCGATCTGATTGAAGTTATTGAAAACGGCTCAATTCAAGTTCGCACAAAAACCGCTATTCTTGAAGATGGCAAAGCAATCAGCAGTCAATTCCACCGCCACGTTGTTGCCCCAGGCGATGATTACAGTGCCGAGGATGCCCGTGTTCAGGCCATCTGTGCTGCAACACACACGGCTGCTGTGGTAAGCGCATATCAAGCAGCACAAGCTGCACGGGAGATTTAATCATGGCAGCCAACTCACAAATTGCATTTGCACCCCTTGGCAACACAGTAGTTGTCCCTGCTGCTGCTGTGGCCCCTGCTGGCGTTCAAGCACTGGTTAATGCACGTTTTGATGGTCAAGGCACAGGGCAATACCGCATCATTAACTCAAGCGCCAACACGGTGTTTCTGGGCGTTGGCCCAACAGCGGCGATTGCTACGGCTAACGCTGTGGCTCCTGTTGCTGGCACACCTTCTGCTGCGATTGTGCTTGTGCCTGGTGCTGTTGAGGTGCTGCGTTTTGGGCGTGAATCGTTCTTCAGTGGCTTGGCCTCGGCTGCGTCTACTGTGTACATCGTCCAGGGCGAAGGCATGTAATGAATCAGGTCGATGCAACCGATGCACGACTTCAGACGCACGAAGAAATTTGTGCACTGAGGTACGATGCCATCCAAAAATCGTTTGAGTCAGGCAGCAAGCGCATGAGCCGCATCGAGTACATCCTCTATGCGCTCATTGCCGTGACGCTGCTCGGCCCAGGCTTTGCTGCGGAGATGTTGAAAAAGATGTTGGGGGTCTGATGATTGACCTTACCAAAGCCATCGGAGCAGTTGCCGCAAGCGTTGCTGCGCTTGGCGGCAGCTACACACTGGCCGACAAGTTTGGCTGGTTTGACCGGGCAATCATTGAGTGGTCGCCCGAAAACTTCAAGATCGTGGCCGAGGCCGGGAAGCCCATTAACGTCACGGTTGCGCGGATTAAAAAGCGTGACGACTGCTCTGTCGAGAGCTTCACGCCAAGCATCCGTGACGCATCAGGGATGGTGCATGCAGCGACCACCACGGCAAGCAAATTCAGCGGCCCAGCAGGGCCAGAGATTGACACCTTCACGTACCAGCTCACGATGGTGCAGAAAGAAAAAATCGCTGATGGCAAGGCGACCCTGCTAGCAACAATCAAATACAAGTGCCCCGAGGGTGAGCGAGTGGTTCAGTATCCTCGCCATCCAAACCTAAGTTTTAACCTGAAAGGGTAAGCATGGACTGGCTCAAACAAATTGCACCGACCATCGCTACTGCAATGGGTGGCCCACTGGCAGGCATGGCTGTGTCGGCCATCTCCAAGGCCATCGGTGTTGACCCCGACAAGGTGGGGGATATGATCTCCAACAACAAGCTGTCAGCAGAGCAGATCGCCCAAGTCAAGATCGCAGAGATCGAATTGCAAAAGCAAGCGCAGGAACTGGGTCTCAACTTTGAGAAGCTGGAAGTCGAGGACCGCAAGTCAGCACGGGACATGCAGGCCACCACCCGCAGCTTGATGCCACCCATCTTGGCTGGCGCGGTCACCATCGGCTTCTTCGGCATCATGGTGATGATGTTCTTCAACCAAATTGACAGCAGCAACCCTGCCATCTTGATGATGCTGGGCAGCTTGGGTACGGCGTGGACTGGCATCATTGCCTACTACTTCGGCTCGTCTGCTGGCTCACAGGCCAAGACTGACATTCTTTCAAAGGCATCAAAATGAAGGACAACTTCGAATCCGCACTTGAAGCCGTCCTCCACCATGAAGGCGGGTTTGTAAATCACCCTGCTGATCCGGGCGGCATGACCAACCTGGGCGTGACTAAAAAGGTCTGGGAGGAGTGGGTCGGTCACGAGGTTGATGAAAAAACCATGCGTGGCCTGACGCCTGAAATTGTTGGCCCCATGTACAAAGCCAAGTATTGGGACAAAGTGAAGGGCGATGACCTGCCGTCTGGCGTGGATTACGCTGTCTTTGACGCAGCAGTTAACAGTGGCCCAGGGCGTGCTGCAAAGTGGCTGCAAGGCTGCGTAGGTGTTGAGCAAGACGGCGGCATTGGCCCCAAGACACTGGCAGCAGTTGCCGCTATGAACCCTGCTGAGCTGGTCGAGGACTACGCCAAGCGCCGCCTGTCCTTCTTGATGGATTTGCCGCATTGGGGTACATTTGGCAAAGGTTGGGGCCGCCGTGTTGCTGCCGTGCAAACCGTAGCCGCAACCATGACTGCTTAGGCCAAGTACACGCAAGCCGCCAAGAAGGTCAGCCACGATACACCGACAAGGCCAAGCAGCACCCACTCGGCCAAGTATCTAAGATTCTTACGCCAAACGCTTGGCGGCAGCGGTTCAGCAGCCAGCATCACGGGTTTGTACTTAGCCACACGCACTGGGCAGTTTCGGCCTTGATTGCAGTCTCCAAAATCGTCACAGCAGTTCATTGGTATTCCCTCAGTTTGTGTTTCAGTTCTCTGATCTCGCCTTGGGCCTTGAGCGCCAGTGCGCGGGTGCGTTGGTAGTCAGCAGCAGCTTCCTTGGCCGCTGCGATCGCCTTGTCCAGCTTCTTGGCCTCATGCTTTAGGATGCGTGCGTGCTCTTTGCGCAGGGCCGCAAGCGCAGGCTCTGTGATTGCTGCGACTTGGGCCTCGGTCAGTGCCAGTGTGACCACGGGGATGCGGTAGAGTTTGGCGGTCATGGCTTGCCTTTCAGCATCTCTGCACGACAGTCGTTCCAGCCTTGGATGTATTGGGGATGCTCACCCTCACGAGTTCCAAACGCATCGGGTACGGCTGGCTGTGCAGCCTGTGCTTCTCGCAGGGCGTCTTTTGCATTCTCAAATCCCCCAGCGCCGTATCGTGTTGCAGCTTCCAACGCCTCCAGCGCCAGCTTCAATGTTTCTTTGTCAGTCATGGTGTCACCGCCTTCATGTTCCAACCCAACTGGAAGTACGACCAGCGCATCTGGAGCGATGGGATGCTGTACTTACCACTCCGGGTCATGTCAAAGTCGGTGTGACCTTTAGAGCGCATCAAGGCTTCAAATATTACTTGTGCTTTACTCATTTCACCCTCCTGACTTTTTCAAATGTCACTTCCTTTTCGGGCGGCGGTGGAGCCATCTTTTCGCTTGGCGGTGTCCAGCCATACTTGCGCCATAAAGTTTGGACATCTGCACCTGATGACCATTTGTAATCAGGGTGACCAACTGGGATATACGGTTTAATCATCGCTTGTCTCCTCGTCAAGTTCAAATTCAGGATTACCCAACTCGCTGTTCATCTCACGCCTGTGACGCTGGCGTTCAAACTTGTCATCGTAGTATTCATCTGGGAGGTCATCGTAATCAGTCATAACGTCCACCCATAAACCAAAACGGCGGCAAGACCAATGCCGATGACAAGTGCGGTGATCAGGTCTAGCGCAGCCTCGGCACGCCTATGGATCTTGGCGGCTTTGACCTGATAGTGCTGGTGGTATTTGTGATGTTTCATGGTTTCTCCAAAAAGACCCAAAGGGCATATGTAAACGATGTTATTTTTCAAGGCGATAAAACCACTTGTCGCCCCTACGCTGGCAGTTGATGTCAAAGCCATTTTGTCTGAGTTCGGCCACGATGCTGTTCACGGCGCAGACGTTGGCTTGTTTGATGATGTCCAGGGTGGAGAAGTCCCCACCCTGAGACAGCAGATCGAGAACACGCCCAAGGCGTTCGCTCTTTTCAATGCTGGCGGCATTCATGATCAGAACGGAATGTCTTCATCAAACGCTGCTGGACGGCGCTCTTGGCGCTCTTCTTGCGGCTTGGGGTCGTTGATGTATGCCCAGCCATCCCAACCGCCTTCACGCAGCGGGATAACATCCAGCTTAAGCATTTCACCGTTTTTTGTGTTGATGATCGAGCCAATACGCTGGTAACGCTTCTTGCGCTCTCCGGCTGAGTTCGTGTACTCGCCAGTGATGCACGAGATTTCCTTGCTGATACGGGACATTTTCATTCTCCAATGATTGATTTAAGGGCGGTGACTTTGGCATCTGCTTCTGCCAAAAACGTGGTGACTTCATCTTCGGCAATCTTCAGCCATTCGGCATTGCGTTCGACTCGGTGAATAAACAGTTGGGCTTTGGTTGGCATCCTGGGGTCGAATACAACGTAATCGCACCATGACCGATCAGCGCAGCGCATTTGCCATTGCATCTGTGCGTAATACTTCGCATCGACAGGGTTGCCGCCTTGCGAATGGGTCAGCCAAACCTCAAGGGCTGTGCTGGATGACGGGCATTTAATCTCCACCATGCCATCATCACCCACCAAGCCATCAGGCGAGGCTCCAGCCGCCTCAATGTCGGGGTGAGGTATGAATCCTACTTCCTCGACCATTTGCCCCGTATGCGCCTCATACGCAGCCCTAGCAAAGGGTTCCTGTTCT